GGTAAATCTAATTCCATAATTTGAAAAACTACAGGTTTATCATTATTTTCATAATTATTTATTTCTTTTAATTTATCTAAAGTATTTTTACGTTCTGTATTATTCATTGAAGTAAAAAATTTAAGTGTTTCTTCTTCTAACTCTCTAGGAGACCCTTTTCCCTGATAAATTTTTTTAATAAATTCTTTTCCTAATTTTGTAGTAACTTTATTACGAAAATTATATTCTTCATATAAATCTTCATGTGCTTCTTCATCATATTCTTCTTCTTTTTCTTCTTTTTCTTCTTTTTCTTCTTTAGTCTCTTCTTCTGCATAAACGGGCTTTCCTTTAGGCTCTTCAGCACCGCTCACATCTTCGCAAGGAGGGCTACCGGCATCGGAAGGCTTCTCGCCTTCTTTAACGGTCTCTCCCATGTCCTCAGAATCCTTCTCTTCTTTAGTGTCCTCTTCTTCATCTGGCTTTTTGCCCTCTTTTTTGGCTTCGATAGCCTTTTTAAGTCCTTCAGGCATCTCGCCGTAAGACATCCCATCTCCTTCCATCATGGAAGTAGCATCAGTTTTTAAAGCCAAAGCTTTAATTAGTTCTTCGATCTCGTACTCAGAAGCAAGTTTAGCGATCTTCTGATCGCTATCTTCCATATCGCCCGAGATGTCGTCAGTTTCCATACCCCCACCGTCTTGTGGAGCAGAAGCGCCCGGGTCGTCGGTTCCGGGGCTCATGGGATCGGCAGCGGGATCGGCAGCGGGATCGGCAGCCATGGGATCAGCAGAAGGATCTGCCGAGGGATCCATTGAGGGATCTTCGTCTGCATCTTCCTCTAGACCTAGGTCATCTGAGGAATCGGAATCATCAGCCATGCTCATGGCCGGATCCATATCCATATCGGACTCCATGCCGTAGTCCATGTCGTACTCGGCAGGAGCGCCCGTTTCGGAAATCTGGTTTCCGCTATCGTCGTATACGTTGGGCTTAGACTTTCCTTGCCCGCCAATATTGATATTGACAGTCATCCCGCCATTTTCGGCATGCTCGACAACCGAAGCAACCGAAGCGGAAGTTTCTGGTTTGGTTTTTTTCCTGGCCATAGTTTGGTTTTTTCCTAAATGTTCTTTAAACGAAATAGAAGACTCCCCTTTAGAGGGGGTGATTGTTATCGTTTCTCGCTCGGATGACTCCGAGAAAGCGGTGAGTCCCTTCACTGCCGGAATAGAAACCAGACCGAGATGGCGTAGTGACAGCTTACCGGGCGTAGGATTCGTTTCAGCCTCGGGTAAGTAGAATGAACTACTTACCTTTTTAAACACCCCATCTTTGATGAGTTGTTCGGCTTTAGGGGTAAGTTCCACCTTACCCCAAAGTTCTTTGCCCTTTCTCCAGACTTTACGTACCCAACCTAAAGCCGGAGTATCATCCTGCTGATCATGACCGATGATCAGAGGCGCCTCGTGGCGGACAGGGTCATAAGACCCTGCCAGTTGATCCAAATCAGCCTCTGTAAATACCAGCTTTTGGCCGGTAGAGGAGATTTGAGGACCGGCCCTAAACATCTCGATAAAAACAACCTTTTTGGGTTGCTGAGATGAAAGGGGTTCTTTAGAATTGAGCACAGGGTCTTTCATTTATCAGAATACGTTTGTTGCGCTTAGAACGGCACTAAATCTTTCTGAGTTTCTGGAGAAGGAGTCGCTCAGCTGGGCAACTTGACCCGCTGGTGTTCTGACGATTGTTACGAGCAGACGCTCGAGAGTCGGGCTTGTGGCCACGTAAACGTCAAGTCTTACAGAACCGTTTTCCAGGTCTGTTGCGCTGTTGTTGGCAGAAGAGCAAACAACTAGGTAGGCCTGCTCGGGTCTGGAGCCATAAAGTGCTCCTTGGCGGAAGAACTGACCAAGAACTTGAGAGGCGATGGATTTCACCCTGGCGTAAACCGTTCCGGCGGAATCGATCTGCTCAAATAGAATGTCGTCAAAGCTACGGCCCATAACGTCGATGAGAACGTTAAGGATGGCTCGTGTGTTTACAAACTTAAAGAGGGGGTTGGGGGATAGTGTTCTAGCACCCCATGCCACGATTCCTCTGTTTGGGAGGGAGCGAATTGGGTTAAGACCCAGAGCGTAGGTTACTTCCTGTTGCTGAGCAGAGATCTCGAATTTGAGCCCGAGTGCTCCGCGAAGCGGGTAGCGCGATCCTGCAGGGGGTTGCTGGAAGCCTTCGTTGATATACCTGGAGCATGCAATGCCAGCCACGTAGCTCGAAGGAGCAATGTAGCGGTCATTTAGGTTCTTGATGTATGGAGCGTAGTAAGCTGCATGGCCGAAAGGAACTCCAACGGTAGATTTAATACCGTCTAGTTCGTCTTGGACTTGAGTCAGAGAAATCTCGTCAAAACCGCAGTCGATGAGAGCAATATGTTGAGTTCCTACAATACCCTCAGTGGTTCCTAGTTTACCTTCAGCAGCTTTAACCAGAGTTTGGGTGATTTTGAGACGTTCCTGGCGAGCCTCGGCCTTATTAGCAAAGTCTCCGAATCCAACCTCATAAGCAAGAACTGTGTAGGCCTCAGGAGCCATGAGGAAGCCTGGGGCTAGAACACTTGAACCCATGCCCTGCTCAATGGCGTACATGAAGTCGTTAGCCTTAGCACTAGAAGTCAATTTGTAGGACTCGTAGCCGGGGTTTTGGCCCGTAGAAACCAACTTGATTACGTTGCTATCGGCCGTACCAAATCTATTTTTGCCGGGGTTTACGGGTGAAGAAACTCCGTTGTTGGAAGTAATCTTCACTCTCAGAATGTAATCGTGAGAGTAAAATCCGTTAGGGATAGATTTGTCCAGCGATACCGCCGTACCGGCTACAATTGTTACGTTGTTAGGAGTTACAGTGGCCAGAACGTTGCTGGAGACAGTTACCACACTGAATCTAATACCGTTTGCAACGATGGTATCTCCAGGGGCCACCTCGGTCAGGAATAGAGTCCCCGTCCCTGTAACAGTACCACCTGAAATAGCCACAGAACCTGTCAGAGCAATATCGGCCAATTCAGGACGGATATAGGGAGCACCTGCGTCTGATGTCAGAAGAGCAACCTTGTGTCCGTTGTTGGGAACGTGAGTTGTTCCTGTAACGTTAGTACCAGATGCAACGGCCTCGACAGTGTAATAACCGTCAAGCTCCTTCTCTACAAGAATGCTATTGATCTGACTAACTAATCCGGAAGTCAAGGTGTCAGGTGTGGCTCCATTAACGATGATTGCGCGGTCCTCACCGGCAATGTTAACATAAAAGACCTGGACGGAGTCGGGAAGGAAACCCGTACGAGTTGTAATACCACCTGTTGTGGAGATGGAGCCACTTGGAACTGCATCGCTTCCGCCGCTTTGGATTTCGGCAAAGGCAGTAGTGCTTAAATCATATCTCCAGTAAGAAGCATCGGCATCAGCCCACTTCAGGGGTGTAGTTGCGCCAGATGTTAGATCTTTGGAAAGAGCTACAATCTTGCTGTTTGGGATGACAGAAGCAGAGGCGTATACACTTTGGTCAATGAGAAAAGCCTTAATAATGCTAGATTGGTCAGTTGCGGGATTATAGGCAAGCTTGCGGACTGTTACATTGGCCCCAGGAGCTCCTGTGAAGTTAATAAAAGTACCACCGGATGAGGTAGCGAGCTGAATGGAATCGCCAGTCTTACCCACCACGTAATACACTGTGTTAAAACTCAAGTTCCCCAAAGTTCCAATCGAAGTACCTTCAAGTACAACTCTGTCAGTGTTGACAAGGCCAGTTGAGGAGTTTAGCGTAATTGTATCAGCAGTTGCGTTAAAATTAGCAACAGTTGCTGTGTAAGACGTTGAACTCGCCAGGAGAAAGGCACTGACTGAACTTCCCGATACGTGGAGGATAGGCTCTCCGGTCGCGATGTCTCTGGACACACAACGAAAATCCATCTCCTTCACCGACGTGTAGAGCTTAACAACAGTCTGGCTGTTAAGGTTTACCGGAGAGGCGTAAGTAGTATCGCTAAATTGATAAGCAACAAACCTATCCACTTCAGGAAGGCTTTTTGTATCCCTTGAGAAGATTCTGAATTTGCCAGCTAAAGCTTCAGAAGCGTCCTGCTCAATCTTGTAATAGTCAGAGAACCCATTACCGCTCCCGGCCAAGAACGCGTAAATATCGCGGGCGTTATCTACTTGATCGAGGGCAGTGGTTGTAATCACACTAATAATATCGCCATCAGCATCGGTTACTCCGATTGGAGTTCCGTAGTAACGGCCGTTAACCTTAATAGCAAACGCGTTATACCCAGCGCCTGCAGAAGAAACTCCAAGATCGATTACGGTCTCAGGAGTAGGAGATACGCGGGTGAAGTAAAGAATACCATTTACACCAACGTTGTCAAAAAAAGCGGTTACGGCGTCGTAGGACGCTAGGGCTCCTTTGTTTCCGACAGGAACGTCTCCGCCTACTTTCTCTACAAAGTCTGCCACTGAACCGATTTGAGTCGGCTTGTAGGGTTCTAGGAGCGAATAAGCGTCAAGAGCGTTGTCTCCGTAGTAATCTTCGGTAGGAGTTGTACCAAAAATGTACCCAACAGCATGTGTGGCTAGAGGCTGAGGTAGACCGCCTGTAGAAGCTTGGGTTACGAAAACGCCGGGCCGATTCAATGTCGCAGCATTGATTCTGATTGGATTGGCCATAGGGGATTTGAAGACACTAAATCTTTCACTACTATCCTTAAACAAGCGGCCGTTTTATAATTGTTTAGTCAATAGCATCTACTTTGTAGAGCTGGAAAAGTTCGTTCATGAGCCAGTCAGGACAAGAAACTGTCCCGCACCTTTTAAACTCTAGGATTTTCATAGATTTCCTGAGGATCTTATTAAAATCGTTGGTATCTACGTACCTAGAGTTAACGCTAATGAACGACTTTAGTTCAAATACGTCTTTTTTCAGGCATATTGAACAAAGTATGAGGATGAGGTTTAGTCTTTGGGAGTCTGTCATCAGGTTGGGGAGGGCACTGCTTCCACGGCTGCATTATGTATTTGTACCATGGCTATGAACTTGCTCATGGGTACTTCTTCCATAGCTGATACTTCGGCAAAAGATCCGTTCTGTATGCTATAGCATTGTTTAAGCCAATCATACTTAGGAATGTAGTTGCACAATATATGCTTTTTTATTTCGCTAAAGATCTCATATATCGTTCTTCTAGGCAAAGATTTAAAATCCACATTTTTTACGCAAAGAATGGACAAAATGTCAACTATCTGATCTAAAGTAAGTTCGTTTTCCTTACTTCCATCTTCTTCACCTTTAAGAACAAAGTCAATAAACTCTAAGTCAGATCCTTTTAAGTCGCGGAAAGAAAGCTCACTGTTTTTAGAGTCGATTACACTTATAGTGTAATTGTGGTTTATCCTGGTGGACAAAGACATCACTCATCTCCTGAGTCCGGTTCAGGACCCAGTCCAAGCAAGTCATTAATTGCCTTTCCTAGGCTTCTTAACTGGCGCGCAGTAAGTCTTTTAGCGTCCTTTAGATTGAGGCGTCTTCTGCCAGCGTCCGGGGCATGGAGAATGCAGATTGTCTGAAGCGTGGCTTCTACCTCTGAGATGCTTTTATTATCGGATACCTTTGAAATCTCGATAAGGTCATTGGCAGAGGGCTCTTTTAGAGTAAGAAATTTTCCAGGAGAGATCTCAACAGAGATGATTTCAGGCTCACCAAAGTCAAAAAAGTCGTCTTCTTCCTCGATACGAGGGGCGGATGGTGAAGCCTCACGTGACATTTTGCTTATTGCCATGGTGTTTATGATGTGTCCAATTCTTTAAACCCCTTTGTTTAAGTTTATTTATATGCTGAGGTGCTCCGTGGCAGTGAATGAGAATCCTTATGAGAATTGGCAGGAACTCAAAGCCAACTCGGATTACAGAAGTACAGACAGCCAGATAAATTCGTTGGTCCGACAGCAACTTTCACAACCAGAGTATTTAAGAAGTTCTAACAGAGTTAATCAGGGCCCGCTTAGAAATTACAGAGCCGGAATAGCCGATTCTAAAGCCCAAGTTCCTCATCCGCTGGGGTCGGAAGATATGTGGGGATGGCAGCAATGGCCGCAGGTTTACTCGTCTGGAGTTATAAACTCCGAAGAAGCAGAAGACCTTCTCGAAGTAATAGAAGATGATTTAATCCCAGGCAAAACTTATGGGCCTTTGGGAGAAATCGGAGGAGCCTCATCTTAGTTTAAAGGAGACCGAAGCCGAACTTATGGACAACCTACCTAACTCAGCAAGCCAATCAGAAATCTCTAGCTGGAGGAAGTGGGCGGAAAAATCCCAGTCTTCTCGCAAGAGATCGGAACTTGCTACAGGCCTCACTCCCGCTGAGTGGGAGCAGATACCAAATGTTAATCCTAGTAGTCCCTATCAGCCATGCAGTTCGTGCCGCAGAATCAGAAACCAATGACAGTCTCAAAACGTAAGAGTCAGCGACCTCAACAGCATCCTGTTGAGGCCTTAGAGACCGATGTAAGCGAGGAGTCTTCCCAGCCAGTTGCTCCTACGGGCAAGATTTTCTTGGGCGAGGAGGACAAAAGACTTCTAAAAAAATTCAACGAGCATATTGTGAACAAGTTAGGGCTCGGTGGTAACAGGTCCTTTAAAGTGTGATAGAATAGGTTTAGATGCACTACGGTTATGAAGCCTAAATTGGTAAAAGCGTACATGGATATTGCTGAGCGTTTTGCCCAGGTCTCTGAGTGCGAGAGGCTTAAGGTCGGAGCGATAGTAGTCAAAAACGGTTCCATACTTGCTCATGGCTGGAATGGAACGCCTAGCGGATTTAAGACTAATAAATGCGAGCTAGAGGACGGCACTACGTCCCCCTTTGTACTTCACGCAGAGCAGAACGCTTTGGTAAAGATGGCCAAATCAACAGAATCTATTGAGGGAGCAGAACTTTTTTGCACCCACTCTCCGTGCCCGGACTGCTCTAAACTTCTGGCTCAGAGCGGTGTTAAAAAAGTCTATTTTAAGCATAAGTACAGAATTACAGAAGGACTGGACGTTCTTCAGCATCTCGGTGTAGAGATAGAGCAAGTGCAATGAGTTTTAACTCGGATGGAGAAAAAAAGTCTCTCAAAGAATGCCTGAGAAAAACGGAAAACCTTCAGGAAACTTTAGAGTGCTTAGAACACATCCTAGTTCACAGAACTCCCTTTGCGTTGTACATTGCCACAGCGGACAGATCAAACTGCACTTGGATCTTTGATCCTCAAACCATTTATGGTATGGTGGGTGGAGAGGATAGGTATGACAAAGTTTTCAACTCTCTATTTCCCACGGAAGAAGACAGGTCGGTTGGAATAGCCTTCTTCATATTGAAGAAAGTTGGCCCACTCTACTCTGTAAGGGTAGGCATAGATGTAATAGATGAGATTATTAGCGAATTATACGATAATGTTTAGACTCTTAAGCGTCGAAATTATCTCGTTTATTTTACGTTTTAAGTCCAGATTTTGATTACGCTTAAATCTTGCTCCAGCAGTAACGGTTTTATTTGTAGGTGTTACCGTCATTGACGTGTTAGGACTTGTTGTGTCAAAACTCGCAACTGTAAATTCAACCTCCTCACCGGTGGATGTTATTGCTACGAAAGAGTCCCCGACATCTAGTTCGGAATCAAATAACGTGCTTGAACCAGTTACGATAGCGTTTGCGACAGTAACGGTACCTGTGTAGTAAAAAGAGTTTAGTGAGGTGGCAATTGAAGCAATTTTTAAAGCGCTAGTCTTAGAAGACTCTAGTGCCTCAACTCTGGAAGTTAAAGTTTGTAAAGAAGCATCACTCGTGCTTACTTTATCCTCTAGTGACTTCTGGCCAAGGGACACAGTCTGGAGTTCTTCTTGGCTAGTAGCAAGGTTTTTTTGGAAGTTCTCCGAAACGGAAGTTATGTCATCTTCCAAAAATTGAAGCGTTGTTTCAATGTTAGACAGCGAAGTTGATGACGCTTCAGAAAGAGCCGCCTGGGCTGAGGCAATAGCCGTTGAGAAGATTTTAAGATCGCGGATCTTAGCGTAGGTTCTGTCAGCAAACCTAACATTAACAACTCCTAGCTCAGTGGTTGGATCGATGGCTTCAGCAAGGCTAACTCCCAGCTTCAAACCGCTTTTAGTACCGGTTCCATCCTCGACAAAAAGTGTTCCGCTGGAAGTTAGTCCGTCCTGGGCTAAAACTTCTCCAGTTGTGGAGAGTTCCTGCCTTGCGATATTAAGCAGACCACCAGCATAGTCTTCTACAAATCGTTTGCGTAAATCTGCCATTACTCTTTCACTAGTTAGCTACTATAGTAGTCTTTAATCAAAGAATCTTCAAGACTACTTGTAAAAAACGCGTACATATGCGGCGGAACTATGGTCACCGGTGGGACATTATCCCAAAGCACTAGCCAATTATTACACAGAAGCATTCTGATCTTAGAAGCTACTCTCCTATTCGACCAGTCTATCTCCGTCCCTCTCATATCAAGTATGGTCTCGTGCACTCTTCTGAACATATTGAATTTTACGTTGGAGGAGCACGTGAATACTGGGCAGAAGTCCCTAAGTAGTCTCTCTTGTGCCAAGGGGGTAAGAGAGCAATTTCTTGCAAGTAATGCTTTTATGGACTTGTTATTGCCTAAGTTAATAACTCCCAAACTTGGACAATTTGAGACGTTTAACACCTCTAGCTTAGGGGCACTGTTGATAAACACCGCCCGCATATTCACATTACCCTCAAGATTCAAGTGCTCTAATTCCGACCGGGGGATGTTGAAGTTAGCGTGAATTAGCCGGTTTTTCTGCAAATTCATCCTTTTGATCATGGGGTCTATGATAGTTCCGGACTCTGAATCTATCCAGTGGTCCTCCCAGGTCAGTACATCCTGATTGGTAAGTTTAAACTCCAGAATGTTATCTGCAGCGGCCTTCTCATCCTTTTTTAAGTCTATTACATAGGAGTCGTTCATCTGCTTGAGAAGTACTGCGAGGTTATCCTCGTACGTGTCTCTTCTCCCACTAAAATCTATGTAATTAAAGTTCTGTGGGGCCTTGGGGCCAAAAGACAGAGTCTTCGCATCTTTCGTAGTTTTAAAAAAAGTTCGCATTTTTATACTCATTTTAGTCTACCTCCCGATAGGGTTTGAGGACAAAAGTCAAGATAGTACTGGCTGTTGTAAGGCGGAGAGAACCTTTTACATTTCATCAAGTTTATGCAAGTTTGATAGTAGAATGGAGAATCAAATCCGGCGCAGTTAAACTCGCTGTTTTTCTCAAGTTTTGCTCTAATAAACTCCACGATTCCGAACTCTGTGTTTCCGTACTCGCTAAGCTCTGGTCCTCCATACTCATAGACTAAAGGCTCGGATTGAATAACATCTAGTAAAGGCTCTCCTTTTCTACCTATAGACGCACTAGAGGGCAACAAACTCATAAACGATGGGGGTTCGTTAAACGACGAATTAGGCACAAGCGCCTCACTTGGTACGTACTGAGCAAAAGTTCCTAAAGGCCGGTCAATTGCCACGGACGAAGGAGCCGCTCCAGGGACCTCGGAATAGGTTTCTGGAAAGAGAGACTTATTGAATCCCTTAACGCACTTCTCCTGAGATGCCGAGTACAGAACTTCACAGTTCTCTCCTCCGAACCTCTTGCACGATTTTACCGGATTGAATGGAGAAGAGTTTATTTTCTCCTCGTCCGATATGTAATTAGTCCCCTCGCCCTGGGGTTTTATATTCGGACTGCCTTCCGACCTCTTGTATAGTTCGGCAATTGAGTAGGGTTTAGAGGGCACTCTTTCAGTACCTGAGTCTGTCTCGTATTTAGTTGCCGGAGAGAATTTTTTAGCGGTGGATTTTGAAGTCTCAAGCGCTATCGTCTCGTTAATGAGAACCACTTTGTTTGCAAGCAAGTTATCATCGGAGAATTTTACGTACTTGTTGATAAGATCGACTGGGATTTTGTCAACAAGCCCGAGCTGAGCCACGGATAATGAGTACGAGGATAGTTGTTCTGCCTGTTCAGACGTTAAGGAGTTTTTGGCCGGAACACGGTTAGGCACACGTGAGTTACCTATTCCTGGAGACTCAGCGATCTTTGCCGAGCCGGCGGTTAGGTTTAGATCCGCAACACTGCTCCCTGACACTCCTGCTGACACTATTTGAGGAATGGCTTCGTACGTTTTGTTTTGTGAAAGTACTAAAGGCTCGAGACTGCTCGCAAATCCTGAACTCATCTCAAAGTTATAGTCAAGTTCCGAGCCAAAGATCGTTTTAATTATAGAGATGGAATCGATTAAAGAATCCAGCTCATTTACGATTAGTGGCAGCGTATAAAACCTATACGAGGTATCAACTTGAAAATTATTTACCTGATAGGAGTTTTTGTAATTACTTAGTTTTACTCCTAACCCAGCCAAACTAGCATACTTTAAGAAAGAGGTAAATGTCCCGCCGGAAAACCCGTCTAGGACTTGGCCTAATCCGGTTGGGGAGCTGGGGTTGCCAAGGATAGATAGTAATTCTTTTGGAGTGAGGCCTTTAGCCTTGTCGTACAAACCCTCGATTATTGCTGTTCCTCCAGCCTTCCCCAAATTCTTGTCGATGATCTGAGTCCACTGCTTTAGGGCGATGGGCGCCGTTTTATTTGTCTGCTCGTAGTCCAGTGAAGGAGCGGCAAAGGGATCTTGGCTATAAGTACCCGTTATGACCTGCTCTACTAGCGGACGAAGTAACTCAACATCTTGAAGATCTTTTATTATCGTGCTTTCTCCATTTTGGTACAGATACGAAATAGATTCCAACAGCGTAAGATTGTTCTTACCTAGAATCTTCTCAAACTTTATTAACTGAGCCGGATCGACGGCGTACGTAAGACCTATTAGTAGCCCTATCAGTTTGGGATACCGGTCGATGTTAACATATGTGAGTTTTGACTTATCCTTCTGTGATATACTCAGAATATTCAGCAAAGAATCAACAGAGTTGCTAGAGTAAAGAAACGACAGATACGAGTCTATGGCCTCTTGGCCGCCAAACTCGTATATGAGCTGGGTAAGTTCGTAGGCTTTAAAAAAGGACTTAAGGTCAGAAGAATCTGTCAGAGGAGCAAAATTACTTACCAGCTGGGAGAATGACTTTACTTCAAGCAGTTTATTCACCTCCGAGTCTCTAAAACCCAGGGACCGAAGAAAGTCGATAAGTTTTATGTCACTGGCCTCGAAAGCTTTGAACGATAGATTAGGAATAAACTCCGACGTAGACACGCCCACTTTTTTAAGCACATCGCTCAGCTCCTCAAGCTTACCGTATATTTTTTCGATCCACGGCCCAAAAAACTCCAGAGATTTTCCGGGTAAGACTGGGTCAATTACCACAGTTAAAAATCTGGAGTAGCTATTCAGTAGGTATCTTAGCGAGCCCGTTAGGCCAGCTGAGGCTCCGGACTTATCTAGCAACTCAGTAAAATAAGATGTTGGAGGAAACGCTCTCTGAAACTCGTCCAGTTGAACCTTGACAGAACCTAGCCCTTCGAACCCGGGTACTCGGCCGCGATCATCGAGAGTATTACGCGTTGCTTTTAGTGTGTCTCCAACAACCAATGACTTTCTATAAGAGTTTTCAAGAGCAAACAATAGAAGATCAGCTTTGGCGGGCTCAGCATAAGAACCCGATTTCTTTAGCGAAGTAAAGCGGTTTTGAAGCCCCCACTCAAACTGCGAGTATACCGGATTATAGACAATCCTCCCAGAGCCTACCGAAGTGCCTTCGGGGATTTTTTGGGCGTGGACAAAAGATTTTAACGATCCGAAACTATCTAGGAATTTCAGCCCGGGTATTTTATTAGCCGTTGTGGACGATTTATAGAGAAGGTTGAATTTTCCAAACACAGAGTCTCCATTGGTCACATCAAAAATCGCCGTAGTGTTTCTTCCCAAGCTAGCTGCTAGTAGGTACTCTGAGAACTGAGAGATGAACTCTATTCCTCCAACCGGGGAGCCTTGATAAGCACCAAAAGAGTCCGACATCATCTTCAGATCTTTTATAGAAGAGAGGACCTGTCCGCCCATGCCTCCAAAAGTCGAAGTTAGGAGCGTAGTATCTACCATCACAGCGGCAGAATACTCTGCTACCTCCGAGTCGGAAGTGATTTCGTTGACATCAAACCCCACTTCTGTAAATTTGCCAAACGCCGACCTCACATTTGAAAGAAAAATGTTCTTAAAAGATTTGCTTTTGTCAAATCTTTTAGGTACAAACTTGATCCACTCGTCCGGCTCAAAATACGATGTTGTTGGGCTGGATATGTCCGGCCGAAGCTTATACAGTTCTCCGTCGTAGAGAATAAGCGCGTCGTAGGATACAGCACTGCTTTCTAAAGAAAAAGTTTCCCAGTACCGTACTTTAGGAAACATGGTGTAAATACGGTTGCTGCTCAAGTCAATTTCAGCGGGTACTATGGAGTATAGTGATTCCGAATACTGGTATTCCGGCTGAGTTTGCAGTATATCTACGGCACTAGACGAGGAGTAAAAAGAGTAGTTTCCTACATTGTCAATAAGTAGAGCAAAGTAAGTGCCAAATATACGGGTTAGATTCGCGTTATAGTTAGGTTTTGTCTTGATAAACTCTACTAGCTCGTCATTGATAAACGGAAGAAGATTTTTTACGGCGTCTATATTGAAGTCCAGATCAAACAACACAGAGAGAAGAACCTGCTTAAATGGCAGGATAGAAACCTCCTCGTTATTTTCTACGCGCTCTAAGATTCTCTTTAGGAGCTCTAAGCCCGAATCCAGAAACTTCTGCTTTGATATGTCAGTGCTAAGCTTCTCAAAATCGCGCTCATAAGCAGCAAGACTCTCAGAGACAAATTTTTGTGCGTTTATACGAATCTCTTCGAACAGCTCAGGATTCATGAACGTAACGTATCTACTTAAACCTTAAACTTTGGGTTTAAAGTTATCGGAATATAAAAGGGATTATGCAGGCTAAAATCTCAGTAGTTTTGATTAAAAGCAAGGCGGTAGATAGTTCTTCCGATCTGAACAAGATGGCTGCGCATCTGGAGCAGATACTGACGGAAAAAGATGACGTGGAACTAAAAGTCCGTCAAGGACTTACAGAAGCGTCTATGAAGTCGGCATCTTTCATCGTTTTTTGCGGATACGACTGCGCGACCTTGGGCGAGTTCTTCAAGGCCCTGTCGGCAATTGAATCCTGCGAGGGTTCCGACGGCCCTACGATCTTCTTATATGAGGAGGCCGGTCAGTCTGTCTGGGAGAGAATCAACTACATTCTCAGAGACGGCACAGATTTGCGGCGCATGGATCCTAAGATTTTCAATAGAGTGATTGACACGTGGTCCTACCGGGACATCGTAGGCGTGTTAGACACCAAACTTAGAGCCTTGAATCAAGTTGAGTCAAAAACTGTGGTATAATAATACCATAGATGTAAGCTTGCGCCAGTTTGGAACTCGATCGGCTTTTGACACTGGCCCCTCAACTAAGCGAAGAGCAACTGCAGTTATTGCTAAGTCATGACCGCTGGAGGGTAGAGGCAACTTTTGCTCACGAGATAAAACTGGAGGAGTTAAGGACCTCCTCGCGTAGGGGAGGGAGTAATGCCGCTAAGCCCATTGACAGCTCTGACAATGGTCCGACAGACGACGACAAGAAGTTTAACGAACTCACCTCATACGGTGCCTGCACCGACAGGCATATTGGCCTCATCTCAAAAACCAAAATTTGGGAGGGGGCAAATGAAAGATCTTCAAAACTATTTGAAGAGTGGCATACTCACCTCCAGGAAAATAATATCGTCCCGCTAAAAGACCTAAAGGAAGGAAGGATAAAAACTCTTCTCTTGGCTTTTCTCTGGGCTAACGGATGCGCGTACAGAGCGGCTAAGTGGCCAGAAGCAAAAGACTCCTACCTCATAGAGACACTTCGCAAGGACCTGAAGGAGAGGTTCTCTAAGTTCTCCAAGCATAGCATCATTGCAGCTTATGAGTCTCTTAAGGTGTTTTGGAAGGAACTGAATGACTACGAATCCTACCCCTTCAACTCGAGTATTATCGCCGATATTCTAGACGAGTCCTACCAATACGTATCTCAAAAAACCGAGGAAGAGTCCAAAGTTGATGTGAAAAACTCACCCATTTTTGTGGAATTTGAGAAGAATTTCCCCTATGTCTCTCTAAATTCACTCGAGCAATACTACCACAAAACCCGGTATAATTTTGTCTCGGCTGGTGTCGG